TTGATCCAAACACTATATGATATACTAGAAAATAGTTTCAAGTCGGGAATTGTCATGTAATCATTATTAGCATTCTCAAAATCCCCCGCATTGTTCACCTTCCCAGAAACAAACGATACTCCATTATTTGTACCATCATATCCGTTGCCGCTGTAATCCTCATGCTTGCCGTCGGGGTTTAATTCGTCGAGTTTGTAGTAAACTATTAGAGTCATGTTATGGCCCCCTTGGTCTCAACACTAAAACCTAGGGTCCCTACTTCCTCGTCCGGGTCCCCGGCTGACATATCACTAGATAAACCTCCGTTGGGTTTGCCCGTAAACGTGATAGTTTGCTCCCCTAGTTTACCAGTAATGGAGATAGATAGGGTCCAAGAAATATCATTGTTATTCTGTATCATATCATCCAGGGCGTCCCATATCTCTAGGGCGGTCATCCCCGAATTGAGGCCGTCGGTAATAACCTCAAAGGTCACCTTAAGGGTTAGAAGGCTGGCCCCTGAACTCTCTACGGCTCCCTCTCCGTCTAAGTCTCCCTGTTCAAAAGTCTGACTAGGTTTTCTAGTCCTGGGGAACTTCCGTATAGTATCAAAATAAATTGTAGTCGTTCCATCGGTAATATAACTATTTGCCATGATTACACCCCATTAATAGACCGTTGGACCTTCTCTAGTAGCTTCTCCGACAATAAATCGGTTAGATCATCGACGGTTGATCGGTCCAGGAATATACCTCCATCTATGGTTATCTCGTTTTGAATAATGATAGGCTGGGGCTGACTGGTCGAGCCACCTCCTCCACCCTGGGCCGGGATACCAAGAGTTTGTAACATGGTAAAGGCCTGGGTCTCCTGGGGATTGAGTACTCGCTCCCCTTGGTGAAGGAATGCCAAACCTGTAAACGGCATAAATCCACCCTCGGCGAATGTCGGAATAGTTGGAATGGCCCAATTAGGACGGCCTACACCTGGGATTTTATCCACGTATCCGGCTAATGTATTGAGTATCCCGTTAATAGAACCTATGACACTGTTGTTAATCCAGTTTATAGGCATATTAATTATATCGCCTATGAAGTCGGCGATTATGCCTCCTAATTCACTGAGGTTCATTCCAAACAAGGTTTGGACGACCTTATCTAGAAAGCCTACCAGGTTCTCCCACTTGGTCCTAAAGTAATCCACAAAGGCGTCTATGATATTAGAGAAGGCCTCCCACACCGCCGACCAATCACCCCTAGCGATTGCCACTATGATATTGATTACCTCGGTGAGGACCGTTACTATAAGGTTAATTTTGGCCATGAAGTTAGCCACTAGCATTTGAACATAATCGCCCATGATGTCAACGAATATTTTCATAGCCGGAGCCACTAGCTCGAATAAATCGGAAAATGCCTCGCCTAATCCTCCAAGACTTCCCTTAAAAGTATCAAATAATGGGGTGAAGGATTGAAACATCTCGGTAGTTTTGGTCCTTATCCCTAGAAAATCGTTCCTCCATATGAGGATTAAGCCGGCTATTGCCAGGGCGATACCCAGGATAATAGCGATCAATGGAGCCCCTACCGTCTGAATGGTTATGATGGCTACCGCTAGCATTCCCCCAGCCACGGTTAAACCTATGGTGAGTCCTATTAATGCCTGGATATTCGGGTTAAGACCAATAAACCAGTTAGTCAGAGTCTCGATAGCCGGGACCAATGTTTCCATTATGATGGGGGCCAATGCCTCACCTATGGCCAGATATACCCGATTAACTGAGAATTCCATTTGTGCGAATGCCAGGCCCATACTAGGGGACTGCTCGATAATATTACTAAAGACTCCCTGGGCTACGGCTCCCATAGTTTGGAAAGCCCCAGCCATAGCCATTAGATCAAGTTTAGACCGTTGGCCCAATCCTTGAACTCCTTTGGAAACGTCCGAGGTCCTCCTCCCCACATTGGAGAGGGCTCCGCCTAGAGACTTTAAATTATTAATTGCTCGCCCTATGTTGTATGATATGTTATAAATTACGCCTGGAATATTAATCACCGCCTACGCCTGGACCCCTGGCCTAGGGGTGGCTTTTTGTTTTGCTTCTTTAACTTTCTGTGATACCTGGACTCTCCTCTAGCTATCCCCCGGCTAATCTGTTGTATTTCCCAATTAGCGAGGTTAAGTTTTACTCCGAGATTCTTCTCTATCTCATCAAAGGACCACCCGAAGCGTTCGGCGTATCCTTGAAACATCATAAGCCGGCTGACGCTAGGGTCCTTGATGGGACGGTCCAGGTGGAGGTTACGGAATACCGCTCCCTCTACATCTCGGATAACTTTTTTGAGACTTCTAGAGCCCCTCCCGCGCTAGCTAGTAGTATCTCGAAAAAGGCGTCCGCGGGTAGTGTCTCAACATCTACGCCCTCAGTCATAACAACCTTTTGGACTGAGTCCTTAACCAGGTTGTAGTTTTCCTCCGATTGGATGTTATCTTGGTCCATCCCCTGGAGGCCCCAAAACTCTTTGGGTCTCATCTTTCTTACTTTGATCTTTCTTTCGACGTCGTCGTCGTCCTTGTAAACTATGGTTGGCATTTTTATTTAACTCCTAGAGTGAATTCTCTTAGAGAGGACTACTCCTCGTCCTCCTCGCCGGTGTCCTCATCCTTGGAGGCCGGTTCCTCCTTCTTGGCTCTTGGGCCGAACCTGGACGGGTAAAGGACCATATAATAGTCCTTGACTTGTCGGGGTAAGGAGTCGAATTTCTCCTTAACTTGGTCCAAGAACTTGGACTCTTTCCCGTACTCCTCGGAGAACTCTTTCTCCTGTTCTTTGAGGATGTTAGCTCGACGTTTTACCTCTTTCTTGTCGTCGATGGTCTCCAGGCGTGCTTTAGCCTGGTTCATTCTGTTTCGCCTAAGAGCGAAATTCTTGATTGTTGCTACGTCTAAATCTTTGCTCATTTTGTTGTCACCTATGCGGTATAGTCGGCTAAATCGTCGATTATCGAGGCCGTGATTATCTCGGACCCGTAATCTCTCATTACCTCAATGGTAGGACTTTCCATAAGGACATCATCCCCAGGTATAGCCTGGCCTGGGTTGAATATCCTACATTGGGGGAATGTAAAGGTAGCCTCATCACTGGAGGCCGTCCTTACAAATTTCAATTGTGTTTGGAACTCGGTCTTATTTTGGACCAGGTCCCAAATTGTCATATTCTGTTGGTACATCTCCAGGTCAATAGAGTACAGTCTCTTACCCTGTTTGATAAATCTTGGTTTTATTGACCCGACGGAGTGTCTCGCCTCGGCATTCTGACCGAATTTCCAGGAGCCACTTATTACGTCCGATAGCCGGCTCACCGAATTAACATCGACGATAGTAATCTCGTCGGCGAATAATGGAACCTTTGCCGTATCGGTGGAGGATTGAGGGGTAGCCTCTTTCTCGGCGTCCCGTCCTATGAAATCAATCTTACCGGAGATTTCCTCTCCCTCGGCCCAATTGATTTCACCACCAACAGCCTGGCAACCTAGGACCTTTCGGCTAACTGCTAGATCATCGTTGATAATCTCAAAACTAGCCGAGGGTTTGGCTCCCTGGGTAAGAGTATGGGTATAAGGTGGACCGGCTGATACGTTATGAATACCAAATAGGAAGTGTAAAAACCTAAAATTGATAGCGTAAAATTCCACACTAAAAGCGTAGTTAGCGCGTATCTCCCTAGCATATAGCCGGTCGTATGATGTTATAGAATAACCGTCCTTGGACTCGAACCCTAAATCGATGGGGTCCACGGATTGAGTTATCCCTAGTTGTTTGTCTATTGTGCCGGCCTCGGTCCCTGGGGTAGACTCCCACCCAAATAGGGCTTGTTGACCGCTTTCTCCTTCGATGTATTCGGACATAATTTAACCTCTCTAAGTCACTGTGTAGACTTTAAATCTGAATGTTGCCGTTCTACGGACCTCGTTATCCTCTCTCATGATCGGACTAATTCCCTGGGTGTAATCCCTGGGTTTTTTCATTCCATAGCTGTTAAAAGTGGTCCTGGAGTCTAACATCTCATGGATGACCTCATCCGTGATAGTATCCAGGTCTTTGGTATTGTTGGCCACTACGGTTATATCGACGTGAACAAAATTTCTATGGTTATCTCCTGGTAAGCCCATTGTTTCGCCCAAAGGGACGTTACTAGCTATGACCAGGTGAGGGTAGTACTTATCTACGCGAGCCTCATTAAGTCGGGTGAAAGGTTGGTTAGAGCCACGGTTCCCCGATTGGGGGTCTGTAATTCTACCGCTAGTTACGGCGTCGTCTATACGACTCTTTACATCATAAGCCGGCTGGCTAACTATATTACTCTCTGTCACCGCGGACATAATGGAGCCCTCGCTTAGGCAATTATTCAAACTCTCCAAGCCTGGAGTGTTTAACTGATATGTCTTACTCGGTCCATTTATACTTAATAGTTTTGTAAAACCACCCCGACCGGCTCGGTTTACAATCATTATTTAAGGCCCCTAGAGTATATCTAATTACCATGTTTGAACAGTTAGAAGGGGAAGTTATTCCCGTTGAATATGATAGGTTTAGGTGTCCAGATTGCGAGACACTACGAGCTATCAAACATATTACAATCAAGGACGGCCAGGTCGTAGTAACCGAGGTTTGCGACGCGGTCCGATGTCCTGGAGGAGTCGGTCCCAAGACCAGGGAGATTAATCCAGGCAATACCTACAATCCCAGGACTCACGGGATTTATCCACTAGCCACTATGAGGGCTCAATACAAACCAGGAATGAAACCCGAAGGAGAGTAGGCCAATGAGCAATAACCCGGAGGACATTCTAGAGGACCTCCTCCCAAAGGAGGACGAACTCCTAAAAAATCTAGGACGTGCAATTATCGACATTGCAGATTATACCGTCGATCGGATTAAGGAAAGAACTAGAGTAGATACCGGGTATCTTAGAAATTCAATTCACTGGAGCAATCTTAACACTAGTGGAAACTCCGTCCTATCGGTCGAGGTAGGAACTAACGTAGAGTATGGAGTTTGGCAAGAGTACGGTAATTCTAGAATGTCGGGGGCTAGGATGTTTAGAGATGGGATAGAGGTATCTCGTCCCTGGGCCGAACAAAGACTAGTCCAGGCTCTAGATAATTCTACCTAGTTGTCCTTCGAGCGACTACCTCGGTTCCGACGTTGGAACAGCAGTACCAACCTAAAGCCGGCTATGTCTACTCAGTAAATCCGAATGTTCGCGCGCGCGAGTATTGCCGGCTTTCCATTTGGGAGAGGACCTCCTTAAGTTCCTCTGATAGTGGCATTTTACTACTCCTCTAGATCGGTTATCCAGGGAGATACTCTCCCAGGTACTAGAAGTCTTTTCAGATTATAGCTAAGGTTGATAAAAGCAGTCTCAACCCGCTTTAAAATCTTATTCGCTTCTTGGAGGGTGATACCTCCGATCTTTGCTTTTTTGTATTCTAGTACTGCTAAATGGATGTCCTTAAAGAATTGTCGTAGGGTCCTAATGGACCATACAACCAGGGAGACAAATAAGAGAACTAGAGAAATTGCCATAAATAAACTGGTTGGGTCTAGATTAACCATAATAGCCAATAGGAGATATAATTTATATAATGATTTAACCTAGGTTGTTTCCTGGTAATGGTCGGAGGAGAACTTTATTTCTTTTGAGCCGTCCATAGGTGGGGAAGTCTGAGGCCTCGACTCTGTATCGTTGCCCCTGGATTTCCACTACGTCGGCGTCGGGCCCGGTATTGGTAGGGATGGTTATGTTTGTGGGGAAGTGTGCATTAAACGGCTCCACGTCTCCCCATCCCTCCATATCCTTGTTAAGGGTAGGTCCTGAGCTAGCCGGGAATATCAAACACTTGGAAGTACTAGAGGTTATGGTAGAGGCGTCCCAATCCAGGTTATTATATTCGTCGTAGACGGCGGAACTAACAACGTAGATAGTGGCCTCTATACCCTTGTTCTTGATAAGTTGGTCCCAGGCGTTCATAATGGCCGGCTCCTATTTGTTGTCGCCTAGTATGTCCCAGGCTCCGGTAGTGGTAGGGACTACCCGTATAAGTTGCATAGGTCCACTAAATGTAATAACTCCGGTCCCGGTTACGGCGCTACTCTCGGCCCAATTGGACCCATCGGTAGAATGCTCTAAACCGACATCGCCTCCATTGGCGTGGACTATAACAGTAATCCGTTTAAACCCGCTTACGTCGTGGGGTGTTGTTGTACTTTCGCCTTGTATTCTAATTTCTGACATTGTTAAGTTTCCTCCTAAATGGCACTTATGGAACTACGAGCGTATTTATTTAGCCTTTTCTCAATCTCCGGGGTGATAAGTGGCCTCTTTGTGAATTGGACCGAGTACTCGGCCAAAGAGATACTATCTCCACCTCCGGCGTCCTTTCCACGGAAATAATCCTCCAGGACGTTGATTATCATATCTATACAGATACGTTTAAGCCCGGCTGGGACGTTGGCAATTCCATAAGTGTAAGTGATTGCCAGGTCCTTGGGCCTGTTCTTGTAAAGTGTCCCTGGTTCGACTTCTATATAGCCGGCTTTAGGGTATAGCCAGTAATCGGTATCCTCGACCAGGGCGTCCCCATCAAAGGTAAATGAGCTTACCGATTGGATGTTATCCCGTTTAAGGAATATCGTTTCCTGGTCATCCTCGGCCGTGAAATACTCGGTCTCGGAGAGAGTATTATCTCCGTACTCGTAGTCGATATGATCGTTTATTTCCTCGGTCGCCTGGACTATTAATTCGTTAATAAATGTTGACTCGGCAAACATCACGATACCGGACTCGTTAGAGGTTTGACCGGTCACGGTCTCCCCATACTCTAGATCGTTGCCAGAGTCGGGACTAACAAGTCGGTAGTGAACTTCATCGCCGGATTGACTGATAATGTAAATTGAGGCTGAGCTAGTGCCTCCTAGGGCATTCTCTCCAGTGGTGAGATTGCCGGTTAAATTTGCTAATGCCATCTCTAGACTGGAACGGCCTAACCGGTTCATTATATCTTGAAAGGTGGCATAATTAACCATGAAATCACCTATTCACTGGCCACGGCTACCGGCTCTTTTTCGGCGGGTCCGTGGGTAAATTTTGTTTCCTCATTGACCAGGCCCTCAGTCTTACCGTATACCTGGATAGACTCCCGTTTAGCATATTTTAGGGCGTCGGACACTGTGAGGGTTCCGAAGTGTCGGACCTGGTGGCCTCGTCCTCTAAAATGATCGGCGACGGCTGGGTCATCCGTTAAGGTATCGGTGTCTAGTGTTACGGGTCCGTTCTCGGCCTCCATAGTGGGAGGTTTCTTTTTCCCGTAACTCCGAGTTTTGATAATGTGGAATTGGCGAGGGTTACCCTCTGAGTCTTTGATTAGCTCGTTTTGTTTGGTTTGCATGTTGCCGGTCCTCCTAGTGGTTACTTGCGATACGGACTCGGACGGTGGCGGTAGAGCTAGCGCTAGCTAGTATATTGATGTCGTTACCGCTAAACTCAAAACCGAAGTTTTGACCTGAGAGAGACCCGGCGGAGCCTTTTTCCGTAATTTGGACATCGATTTTATCGGTGTCCGAGCCGGCGAATGGATTAGGGACAGATACGGAGGTCTCGGAGGCGAATGTAACGTCCTTGATATAGACGTCGTTCTCCAAGATGTAATTGTCCCTTAAATCTGAAATTGAACCCATAACTAATACATCTCCTGGAGCTTAGGCCCCATCGACGTATCCATACATCCAATCGGTCGCCTGGACTCCGAGGGTTGTATAGTTACGGATAAAGAAGGCTGTTCGGTCCGCCACCTCTTGGCCAGCCTGGACCAATTCGGGTTGAAGGAGAGGATATTCGGCGACTGCTCGAAAGTCCATTCCAACCATTACCCTTTGATTGGCGGTGTTGGTGAGACCAGGGGTCCACACTACGGGGACTCCATCGACGTTAAACTCCCTAGTGGAAAATCCGAACTTGGGAGTATCGGGGTCAATCCTGGATGAGCTAGCCGCATCCTTTCGGAGCTTGGTAAATCCTCCACGGTCACAGAATATAACTCCGGTGACACCTCCGTTATCCTCGATCTTCTCGATAATGTCGAGGGCGTCTCCCAGGTTGTAGGACCTGGCTCCGGCTAAGTCGGTCAGCCGGCTAGCGTCCTCCATTTTCTCCAGGATACCGGAGTAACTAGAGGCCTCGGCGGAGAGGTCGATCGCACTAGCGACGTTAGAGGTTCCGCTTACGTCTCCTCTAAAGAACACTTGCTCCTTGTAAAACATGAGGTCCTCCATGTTTTTTTGACGAGAGGTAGAAAGGAGATTCCTTACTGTCTCGGTCAATTTTTGCGCGGCATTTGAGACCGCTCCAGGGTTGTATAAGTACGCCTGGTCGGTGGTGTACTCACCGAATGACTGGTCCACGATGGTAAGAGCGCCACCGCCACCGTCTCCCCATGCTGGGGTAGTACGGGCGTCCCTGGTTGGAACGTGAACAGTCTTACCGACGGCTGGGATTTTTTGGACCATAGCAATGGCCGGAGTAGCGCGTCGATAGGTGTCGATAAGATTAGGTTGGATGATTTCGGGGTTAAATACCAGGGTGTCCGTGTCGCCGGCGCTCAATGTCTTGATGGCCTGCATAACGGCTTTAAGTTGGTTCTTGTAACCTGGGGATTTCTTGTCCTTAAGGTGAGCCTGGTAAACGGCCTTAAACTCGGCCTGTTTGATGGCTAGCCCGTCGAAATTCCAATCGTGTAATGTTTTGGGTCCCTCCTTAACGTCGGCCTGGACACCATAAAAGTTGTAATCGATGGCGTCACCGTATGACTTTACGGCTTTCCTAGCGACTTGTCGATCGTCGCCTAGTCCGAGTCCAGAGGTTCCAAAACCTTGGGGTATAGATACTGACATAAATTAATTTTAATTCCTGGGGTCTAATATTTTAAGTGGCTAGTCCTCCTAATCCACTCGGTAGGCGTCTTTTTTGAATTTATTCCAGGCGTCGTTACCCTCGCTACCGATGGGGGTAACCATTTTGATGTCCTGGCCGGAGTCGTCGTCCTCGTCTCCATCGCCACCGGGAAGGCCCTGGAGGGCCTTCTTATAGGTAGCGAGTGTCTCGGAGTTCTCCACTAAGCCGGCAAGCATTTTCTTACCGGTATCTCCGGTTAGAAATTCCTTAACGACCTTCTCCGGGTCGATGGGTTCTCCCTTATTGGGTTCCGCCGGTGGGGTCGGCGTCTTGGAGCTAGTAAGGGTTTGGCTGAGTGTCTCACCCAGGGATTTTATTTCCTGGCTGAATTTCTCACCTACTCCCTCAATAGCCGTTTTGATAACTTCGTTTAGTTCCTCTTTGGTTTCCTTATCTAGTGGCATATTTTCACCTTTGGTTAGTGACTTAATGGCTGTTGCTACTAGCCGTTTACGTTGGGGGCGATTGCCTATTAAAGATTTCATAGACTTAATCACCTGGTCGAACGTACCGTCCGGGTTGGCCATGACGGGGACTAGTGATACTTCCCAAATATCTTCTACAAATACTCGCTTAGCCATCCCTTTGGAGGTCTTTTCGTTAACCTTCTTGGAGTACTCGTATTGGAATGAAAATCCGTTTAGGACTCCCTGTTCTACCATTTCCCAGGCAAATTCACAAGGAGTATCGGGATTTCGTGATTTGGCGACCTGTACCCTTACCTTAACGGCTTTTCTACCGTTCTTTACACCGGACCAATGTTTCAAAACTCGCCCGGCTGGGGCTAACAGGTCATGGAGGACAACAAGAGCCGGTCCCGTTTCCAGGAACGTGGGAAAGGCGGACTTTACAGAATGATGGTCCACGATTTCGTTATCGCGGTCCAATCTTTCCGTGGTAAGCGTACCTTCTATAATACGCCTATCATAGTCCACGATCTCAAATATCCCGGTAGCGTTCTTCTTACCGGCTCTAGGATTGCCAGCCATAGTTAACCTTTCATCACCTCTAAACTTAATATATATGCTGTAAAATTACCTAAGTCTATGGGCCGGCTGGGGGTTTACAGTTATGCTTACCGTATGATGTAACGACATTTTATAAGGGACCTGGAGAATACTTACTCACTATGACCCATCGATTATCAATCCGATACAACCATAATGAGCCTTTAGAAGAACATACTTTCAAGGCTAAGCCAAAAGTAACCAAAGATTTAGATTTACAAACTATCACTTTTAAGACTGATAGTACCGAAATAACCGTTAATATTCATGATTTAACCTCGTACAAACTAGAGAAATTAGATTAAGACATTTTATAAATTATCTAGAGAATACTTACTCACTATGACACTGAATGTTTATAGAAAGGGCGAGGAGGCCCGAATAGAAGAACAAGGTTATTCCACTATGTGGGGTCTCAATGTTGGGACCGATCAACTCGATTACGTTATCGAGGCCCTCCAGGGAGTTAAGAAAGAGATTGAAATATTTAAGAACATAGGAGAGATTGTTCTCCTTAATTCATCCAATCTAGAGGCCGTCCGGTATAACCAGGATACCGAGATACTATCTATTAGGTTCAAGGGCGGTAACGTCTATGAATATAGCGAGGTTCCGCTATTGGAGTATATGGAATTACTTAAGGCCGAGTCTCACGGTAAATATTTCCATAGCCACATTAAGGATAAGTTCGAGTTTAAGAAACTCGATATTCCTCCGAATGCTAAATCCTTCTAATAGTTGAAAATATCCGTATTTCGTACCAATACTAGATAGGCTATACCCCTCGATAAAAAAATAAATGGCTCTAACCCCCCTTAAAATCGTAAAGTTTTGATGAATAATTAGTTTAAATTGTGCATTAGTTTATTTAGGCTTCTACTTCCTGTTTTTGAATACCAATCATTTTAACCCAATTGGCTATTGTTGTATGGCTTACCTCTAATTCACGGCTTACACCACGATAACCGAGGTCCTCTATAACGTACAATTCGGTTAGAATGTTCTCGATGGGTCTCTTATACTTGAATTCGATCTTACCTATCTCGGCGGTAGGGAACCAGGCGGACTTAGTGTCTGAGTCTCCAACGGTTGTTAAGACCGTACATCTACAATTAGGATGGACTGGAGGCTTAAACTCCAGGTCCTTTATGTCGAATACATTCCCATGTAAGGGGCCACACTGAGGACAAACCCTCTCGTCCAGGGCGGTGTAGAACTTCCACTCGTCCCGGCCGTTGGCTCGCATTTGGTTAATTCTTCCCCAGGTCGAGGCGTTGGTAACCTCGGTCCTGGCCAGCCGGTCGGACTCGTAATCTGTGAAATCTCCCATTACTGACCGTATTTTCTCCCTCATCTTGGGTATACTAATTCCCTTGGTAATGGAGTCCCTTAGCTCGAACCTTAGCCGGTTCTCCAGTCTCTCGGCGATTGACTCGGCCACTATAAGGGGCTGGGACTTAAAGTACTCAATGGCCTGGCTATCGGGTAGGTTGAAACTTCCTAACTCCTCTAGTTCTAGATCATCGGTCAATTTGAGACCTGTAAGGAATGCCTCGAATAACTCCTCAGCTATTACCTCGGCTAATTGTCCGTGGTCTACTATTTGCTCCACCGTCCGTTTAACGTCGTCCAGGCTCATAGTTTCTAGTGGTAAATTGAGAAGTTGCTCCCTCCACTCATTGAATAGCTTGGTTGCATTGGACCGGATTTCATCCTCTAAGGGGGTGTAAAGTTCATCGAGTCGCTTATCCTTCTCCTTATCGGAAATATCCTTAAGGTCCACTTGTCGAGCCAGGGCCTTGGTGTCTTTCTCCGAGTCGCTGGGATGTTTGGCCAGGGCGCATATTTCCAGGGCTCTACCCAATGCCTCCTTGTCCTCGATGTCGGGGAAGTTGGTCTTAATCCTAGCGTAGTTCTTGGAGATACATTCCTCGTCAATGTCAGCCTTTGGCTTTTCATCGGGTGTAAAGACATCGACATCCTGGGCGTCTAAATCCTTCTTGGACCCATTAATTAGAGGTACTACGATCTTAAGAACCTCCGTAGCCAGGACGACCGGGTCGGCGTGGGACCTCAAATAGGGGGCCTTTTTGTCCAGGTCCTCGCCCTTCTTTTCGGGGTCTCCTCCCTCGGTGTCCTCCTCAGAACTAACGGCCGGCTCGGTATCGGAGTCCTCTCGTCCCTCCATCTCGTTACCTTCATCCGGTACGCCTGGAGGGGTGGACCCATTACCGCCTAGCTTCTCGGCCATAATCTTGGCGTTCTCCTCCTTTTTCTCTTGCTCCATCAATCCCTTGGGCTTATCTCCGTAGCCTTCGGGATAGGGATGTAATCCGTTTTGAGACCTCCACTCGTTAAGGGTAATTTGGTCCCGGTCTAGCTGGGAGCCGGCGATTTCCTGTTCGATACGTCTAATCTCCGGTTCGGGAGTGTTGTCGTATTGGAATTTAACCGTTCCACCTGGGGATAACTCAGCTATTACCTCGTTATTGGTCCGGTACTCAATCATATGTTTCATAGTACGGACCGTCCTCCTTCTAAAGACTCGCCCCTCCTCAGCGCGACCGGCTTTAGACCCATCGCCACTAAGACCAAGTTCTCCAGGAGTGACACCATAAACAGAGGCTACGAACCTTTGGACAAAGTCGAGCCCGTTAAGGAATGCCAGGTCCTCCACACTAAGCATAAGTGGGATAAAGTCAACCGTGGCCGACTCACTGGTAGACTGAATAAGGCCTATCTTGTGCGCCATGGTTCTAAATTTAGATTGAAAGAATTTCTTAACCTTATCTCTCTCGTCCTTGGCGAACCCTGTAGTTTTAACGATACCCTGGAAAATACCTCCTTTCTGATAGTAATTTCTCATTTGAAGCATTTGGGCGCCCACCATCTCCAGGAACTCTTTAACTTGTTTAATCCTGGACCGTCCATAGTGGCGGTAAGTGGTGGGGTTATCCTGGAGGATAATCGTTTCCCTGGGTGTAAAAAATCTAGGGGGACTAGCTCTAAAATTAAATTGGAAGTGGCCTAGTATGTCCCCGTAAGGTGTGGCGAATACCTGGAATTGGGTCGAGTCGTAGGCCTTAACCTGGAAAGCCTCGAACTTACCCGCCGGTGTGTTGGGTAAAAGTAATTTGTGACCGTTGACGTCGGTATAGGCTGAGCTATCAAACATCTTAACGAGGACACCGTCCCCGACCTCGAAATAGTCCGTTAATGCCTTTCTCCATTCCTGGAAGTAGGAGGACTCGTTCGAGTTGATCTTTAGTAGCTTCTCCTTTACCCTGGTAGCCTCGGCCTTAACACTATCTGAGTCGTCCATAGGGTCCGAGGGTACTATATCCCACGGGCTATCTAGAACCTCGTCCAGAACTACCATTATACACCGTTGAACTATCCCCATTTGGGCCAGTTTACGGTATAGATAATCGTTATCTGTTCTAGGGACTCCATAAGGGTGATTGGTGAACCACTCCGGGAGTTTTGCCTTACGGAGGGTTTGTTCACTGAATGGGTCCTCGACTTGGTTTCTAGCGATATGGTTCTCGTCTAGGACTGTATCCTCGACGTCGATAAGCACACCGGAAAAATTCGACGGTTCGGGTACTCCCCTCAGCCATCTACTTATATTTTCGAGAAACCCCATTTAATTACTCCTCCTCGTCGTATTGGGAGATTAAGTCGTCTATCTCCTTAATTCGGTCCTTCTTCTTTGGAGTCGGGACCGACTCAATAGTCTTAACCGCCTTTTTGAGGTTCTTCTCGTCCTGGGTGGTTATCTTTACATCCGGGTTAATATTGTGGCTTTCCTCTAGAATATCTAGACGGACGCCCATAACTGTAATACGGTCCTGGGTGTCTCGGTTCTGTTCGGCCAGGGTTCCGAATTGCCCCTCCAACCAATCTTTAGTTGGTAGGTTATCCGGTCCTGGAGGTGGACCCTCGACCTCTTTCCCGTGGTGTTTATTTGCTTCAATACCTAGCACGGAGTAAATGGTCTCTTTCCGGTCCTCGTCCCGGTTAATCCATAATTTACCTAGTTCCTTAATAACTGCCAACATTTGAGACTTGTAAATATAAGCGACACCGATAACGGCTCCCCCTAAAATTAACTCTCCCAAGAATTCGGCGAATATCTCCTCTAGTGACATTACATATTACTAGCCGGCTGTAAAGTCTTATAGTTTACGGCTTATCACCTCGGTTTAAAGTTGTCCTTCGAGCGACGACCTCGGTTCCGACGTGGTCCATGCAGTACCTACCTTAATGTTATATCTATATCCCTGGGGTCGTCGTAGTCATCCTCGACATTGTCCAGGTCTACGGCCTCCACGTCAACGGATGAGCCGAGGGCTATATCTAGAGTAATCAACCCAATGAGTAGGCCTAAGCTAGTATCCTTAGTCTTTCCTTTATGGACGTATCGACCTTTGGAGTTGTCCCATTGCCAGCCTCTCAATTCCTTGGTAATGATAGCTGTTTTCTCTCTATCGCTTTCGGTGGCTGTTGGTAAGGCTAAATCGAACGTGGCCATAGTAGACCGGAGGAGACCTATATTATGCCTGGCCATGAGGTCGAGCTTTTGTTTATCCATTCCCTTACCGGAGTGTTGGACATCCTGGGAGGACTTTCTCTTGTAGGTCTTACCGGTTGTATTATGCCGGTAGAGAGGGAAAGTAATTTTATCCCTAATAGCACGATTGCCGGCCCATGCTTGGAACCCGTTATCCTCGAACCCTACCAGGTCATGGCGATATTTGTTATAATCTGTGTAGATATAATCGAGGACGGCGTAGTCATCCCATCCCCTTTCTCTCTCCATCTCTAGAATTCTAACCCTTGGTTTCTTCTCTAGATCGTCATCGAATGGAACGGCCTCCATAGACATTATTACCCCCCAATCGCCATCAGGCGAGACCTGGAAATCGACGGCACTTACTGAGGTGATAGCGTTCTTATGTTTCCGCCTACCATAGGAGAGATTCTCTCCCATTTTCTTGGCGTGGTCTATCCATTCGTGTTTAATGAGGGCGGATTTATCACTAATAGGATTGAGTAAGTATTCAACCTGGAATATGTGGTCTCCCTGGTCCTTTCGCTGGGCCATAAGGAACTTGTGGGGCCTACGGTTCCATGTAGGGGTCATTTTGGATAGTTCTTTCTCGGAGTATGTCTCTCCCTCCTCGATTTCTAGGTAGGCGTGGAACTTACCGTAAAATGTGAAATTACCTAGCTCACCCTTTGACATCATATGGAGGAGGTCGTCCTCTCGGAGGATGGTCCCTAGTAGATTAACTATGGTCCCTTTGCCGGCTCCACCCGTGGCCTCGTCTTTCCATTCGGCCGTCCTGGTTCCTAGTAGTTCTTGTCTGAATTTCCTTTCTCCCTCCTGGAAATCTCCCATTGTTTCGTCTAACCAATCGTCTATAATCCACTCGTCGGGGTGCATCATACGAATTGGAGATTTATAACTAGCTGTCTGTATTCTAGAGATAGCGTCGGACCGATATACCTTAGTCCGCCCGTCCATCTTTGTTAATGTGATTTTAATTTCTTCTGTGTTGTTGGTGTCATACTCGAACTCTAGATCTAGTACCTCCTTGGCCAGGTCGAGCATAACCTCCACGGAGGGGAGCCATTCCCTACCCAATTTCTTCAATGAGTAGGACCCTACGGCCATATCGTAGGTATCTTCATAAATTGTATGTCGTAATAATTGCCAGCTAGTATAAGCCTGGGATATAGTGGACTTGATGGAACCACGGTAGGCAATCCACCCGCCCGACTTGGTGTCGTGTAGGGAGTTACCGTCCTCGTCGGTGTGACAATCCGCCTTAGTGTTGATATGGGTTAGATAGTGTATCCATTGGCCTTGTAAATGGTCGGCAAATTGACAACCCAGGACGTACTTAGTATAATAACGGAGGGAGGCCTCTTTCCTCTTGGGGTCATCCCCAGGATATAGGGCCGAGCGCTTATGACCGGCTAGAGCCTCATGATACCCCGGACTATCCGGTAGTATCCTAATTATGAGGTCCGGGTCCGGCGGTGAGTAGATAGTCGTTGGAAAAACCTCCTTATTGGCCAGGTTAACCGGTCAAATAAAACGACCAGAACCATGATAGATAAATCAAAAATAAGGCGGAGACTATCTCTAATATAAATCTCTTGACATTCATCGGTATAATTATGGATACAACCCTCGCGGTGGTCGATAACAAGGAATGATTGATCTTCTAGATATTCCTCATTTACCGGGTCGTATCGGTCCTCCCTATGGTTTGAAATTCGCCCTATCTTCATAATAATTATACCTCAGATAGTTTAAGAGTTTGCCGGCTTACCCTTTGGGATGTCTATTCCCTGGGTTCGGGCCATATTCCGGGCGTTGTTTTCCTCTATGGCCTGGATGTCGATATAACTCTCGATCTTCTTAAATGCCTGGAGGAGGTGAGAGGTGGACAACTTAACGGACCGAAAGAATAGGTTCCTATTGGTGTATCCCTTGGCCACGGGGAATTTAGCGATAAGGTTTCCTGGTCTTTTTTTGCTAACGCCTTCGGGGACGATAACGGTTAGCTGTTTGTTAAGTATCCTTCTAGTGTCGGGAGTCTCCCATATCAAGGAGACCAATTCTCCCTTGAACCGGACCTTTCCCGACCAAGTATCTATTGGTTGGTCTAGTAGCCGGCTGAGTACGGAGGCCATATTTTGGACCTCGTCGCTCATTGGTCCAACCCCTCCTTAAACTCCTTTGTGAGGTCTTTGATCGCCTCGTCCCCGCCGGCGTCGAAAGGTCCCAGGATAAAACTCCGGGAAGCTGAGCCCTCCCCCCAATAGTGAGATTTAGACTCGGAGTAGTTAATATCTAGAGGTGTGACCCCTGGAGTAATCTCCTGGAATGATACCTCTACTCCGTCCTCCTCCATAAGGTGGGTAGTAAGGACCTTGAGCTTTTCCTCTAATTCGCTTGAATTAGCGACGAAATCAATCGCCTGGGTATCGTCTATTAAGAAATAGGCGTCCTTAGTAGAACTAAGGTATTTGTCGTTAAGAACAAGTTGGGGGACCAACTCGAACAATAGCTCGGCTACCTGGTTGTAGCCGTCGTAATCAATGTTTTTCAGTTTTATGAGTGTTCTCATTTTCTGTTGTCTCCTTTGTGGCTACGTCGGTATCTGAGAAATAGCTTTCCCAAAAGCCTTCTAATGAGGATTGTACTCCACTAGATACACGGCTCTTAATGAGTGAAAAATACTCCTCCGATAGCTCGTAGCCTATGGCCTTTCGGCCCAATTCCCTGGCAGTTACCAGGGTAGTACCGGAACCGGCGAACGGGTCCAATACCGTACTATGGGTCCAAGTAAGTAACTTAATCAGTCGCTCCGGTATTTCCCTGGGGAATATAGCCGGATGATCGGGCCGGCTGGCTGGCCTAATCTTCCATACTGAGTTAGTCCACTTAATGAACTCCTCACGTTCTAGGGTCATCTCCCCACCAATGGGTTTAACCAGGGGGTCGGTCCCTTTTGCTCCCACTAAAATATATTCGTGGGTATCTCTGAGGGCCGGCGAACTTGCAGATAGCCAGGACCCCCAGGCGGTAGAATTAGCGTTATCCCACTTGTGCCAAATTATTTCACCCTTTAAGATAAAACGGTGTGATACTAATAGAGCCTCTAGTAGGTTGACCAATGGACGATATGGTTTTCGCTCCAGGTTGGCCACGTTAATACATATCCGGCCACCGGGTCTTAAGACCCGATAACATTCGGAAAGACTGCTCGAAAGCATATTTACATATAATTGGGTTAATTGTAGGTCGTTATAGCCGGCATAATCGACACCGACATTATAAGGCGGGGAGGTGATTACCAGGTCCACCGATTGGCTGGGAACCTGGGGCATTCGCTCACTGGATTGGTTGTAGACCTCAGCCGGGTATATCTTCATTGGGAGGACCTCCGTTCCATGAACTCCCGGATAGACTTAACTATCCTGGACTCGACCTTTTGGGCCATCTCTTGGGGGGTGGCGTAGTGGTCTGATAGATCAATCTCCAACTTAGTTAACATGACTTTCCTATGGTTGGACTCCTCCCAGCCATCCAGGTTAACCACATTATCCAACTTGGCCCGGACCTGTTCTAGTGTTCGTTGGAGACTCTTGTAGTTGGACTCGTAGAAATTATAATCCGACATTCCGCCGTCATCCATCCTACTAGAGCTTAGTCCTCTATTGGGGTCGTCGGTCAACCTAAGACCTCCCGTTTATTCTCGGCCCTCTCCTCTATGTATTGGACTATCCACTCATTCAGTAGCTCCCTGGTATTAGTCCGGGCGGTGTGGTCCATCTCAGTGATACCGAACTCCTCCAGGAATTCAATAATCATACTTCCTATATGGAATACTATATCCTGGGATAGGAACGAGATAACCTCGCCTGGGCCGAACCCCCCTCGTTCTCCCAGCCGGTCTAGTGATTGCTCAAACCCATACTTAGCAGAATAGGACATATAGACCATTCCGGCGAGTTCTCTAGATATGCTCCCCAGGTTAACCCGGTGAGACTGGAGGTTAAACTCCTCCTTTAGAGGGGAGGGGTTCCTATTATCTCGGTGGCCTATGAGGTATCCCTCCCAGGTTCTAACTTGATCTTCATCTCTACCCCATCATGGAGACACTTAGCATAAGTAACGGGAGCCTTTCTCTCCCCTACTCTTTGGCCGGTCTCCTCTAGACCATTGGAGAATTTAAAATCTACGTGGTCCAGGTGTTTTTTAATGAATGCCCCTACCTGGTTAGATGGCCTAAACTCCTTCATTGGGACCCCTCCCAATAAAATGTTAGGACCCATCTATGGCCATAATGGGTAAAGAATTGAGGCTCGAAACCCTCGGTAATAGGCTTATCCTCCGGGTATGTGGTATAATATGCCTCCACGCATTCCTTACATATTTTGTTATTAGCGTGGTCGTGGCGACATCCTGGACAATTGCCAGTTACCGCCTGGGTCCATCTCTCCACGTATTTTTTACCATCTTTAAGAGACGGGTCCTTTTCCAACAAAGAGGGAGGATAAGGAGGAGCTATTATACAAAACCATGATTGAGCTACTCCGAGAGGGATAAACTCTATATTATACATGGAGTCCGATACCGAGATAAGGTCCTCGGCTTTGATTAACCCTCCATCATGGAACTCCGGTAGCTTTGGCCAGTTATCGACATCCCCACACCAACACTCTAGATCATTGGTAGGGTTACCGTCCTGGTCCTCCAATTCGGCGGAGCCGGACCAATTGATTAACCTATGGTAGCCTAATTTACATAGGATTGAATGAGTTAGCTTATAGAACAGAAATTTTATTTTATTCATAATATCACCTAGAAGGGGTCGTGGCATATACCACAAACCCGCTTATCCCTGGGGGCCTTATGGGAGAGAGTACCTCGGTCCTTATGGGCCTCGCTATCCTTACAGTCGGGACAATTGGGAGGAGGGTTATTCTCGGTGGATACCACTCCATCGGTTCCACCACATAGGGCGAAATAGACGATATTATCGTCCTCGTCCTTAAAGGTCCCCCCCTGTTGGTGGATAAAGTGAACTCGGAATTTCCACCGGTTACCCTCGAATTTGCTCTTTAGAATTCCCTCCTTTGTCAGCCGGTTAAGAACCTTGGCCACCTCGGTATTATATGGGTAGGTCCGATCGTAGTAGGCCCGCCCCTTATACTCGAATGTTTTCAATCCCAGGTCCTTGGCGATGGCTCCCACTATGTTGGACGCCCCTCCCGAAAAATTGGAGAGATTGTCAATTAGCCAGGAGATAGTATCCTCGTAAATTTTGGGGTCTACGCCCTCACTCATCTAGACAACCATCCTCTAATCCATCCCTCGTAAAAGGTATAGACGTCCGAGTCGTCCTCCAGGGGTTCGGAGGGTAGGGCTATTCCCTGGGTGAATTCGGCGGAGAATTCCACGAAGGCCTTAACAAAGATTTCCGGCTTTTTCTTTAGGAGTTCTATTATTAACTCCTCTAGCCGGTTCTCATGGATAAGTAATTGTTTGTTGGGTCCTCCACGAATGGCCCCCTTAACCAGGTAAACCCAAAAGTAGGGGTCCCCTGGCTTATCGACTATCTCTATCATAGGTCGCCCCCGGAGTATTCGGGCCTAATCTCACTAGAGCAGTCGTCACAAAGTAATTGATCTACCCAGGACCTAGAGTCCCTTGTCTGTTTTACGAGAAATAGCCGGCGTCCGACGTCCTCCTTAGCCTCTTGGCAATTCTCACACACCTGGGGGGCTGGCCCGGATGACCCGAAAGCCTCATAGAATACTTGACGAATAAATTCGTTCGTATCTAGTTCTATCTCGGACCCATCGGGTAGGACCTGGAAAGTCCTCACATTGTCGGGCTTGGTCTCCGAGATGATATGAACGTAATCGCCGTCCTCCTCGCCCGATAACATTCTAACCACTCGATCGTAGAATAGGGCGGAATTGGAGTATATCTCCCGGAGATTAATCGCCTTCTGTAATCTCACTTGTCTTAATTGCCCTGGAGCCGGGTCGGTTCCGTGGCTTTGCTCCTGGGTGAACCCCAGCCATTTTTTAATTTTTCTGAAATATGCCATGTTGCTACTTCCTGGACCTCTTTGTCTTTCTCACACAATCCGAGCATATCATAGGGCCGGTCCATCGCCCTGATAGTGTTACGTTATTACAAACCCTACAATCACCGCGACGGTATTTGATAGGGTTAACGAACTCGTCCTCGTTCTTCATTATGAACCGTTCCTCCTCACTCTATAAGTAATGTCTCCGTTATATTTGATCAAACCATAATAAACGGTTCGCATATCCTGGAGGTTCGGGACCTGGGTTACTACCTCCAGGTCCAAGAGCCGGCGGATACAATACCTAATTTCTTTGAGGGTTAGTTCGCTGGCTCCGACTATCTCGTCCATAGAAAAGGAGGTCCTAAGTTCCTCCTTTGTTAATAATTCTAGTACTATTAATAATTCGTCGCCATTCTCCGGCCACGCCTTGGAATTCTCATCGGTCATATTGTCACTCCGTCGCCTCCGATAGAAACACGATGTATTTAGGGACCAAGTGGGGGGCGTGTTCTTGGAGGAAGTCTACCGATAGCTCGGCCACTTGCCGGCGTTTAATCAATGCCTCGGCTACGGCGGACTCTGAGAGGTGACCGAATAACTCTAACCAGTCTTTGGTATAGGCTCGGCTTTCCCTCATGAGATGAGCATAGGTATTATTCCACTCCCTTAGATTTCGCTTGGGTACGGTTAGCCAATCATCCCCCGAACGGACCTCCACGGTATCGGTCATAATCGAGTCCATGAGCTTATAGGAATTCATTAGAGTATCCTTATGACGACTGGCTAGAAATTGGATAGGAGTTCCCTTAAATTCCTCCAGGCTTTTGGGTGGAGAGGTGGACTCATATTCTCCACTACCTGGGCGGGTCTCCCTAGCGTCGTAAACCTGGGTCCCTTGGCCGGCTGAATTCTTCCCACCGGGAAAGGTCTCTAGTATGTCCTTTAGTTCGGAGATATTCGGGTCGAAACCCTGGGCTATATCCTCGAACTCCCCTAGGTCCAGGGCGATCTTATCCTTAAGCCGGTTCTTAAGTTGATATATGGTATTGGGGTTAATTCCCATAGCCTCGGCTATATCTACATTCGTGACCTTCTCTCCTCTAAACCAACCGGTGAATATGGCCACGAAATAGGGAAAGGCGTCCTTTTTGGGAATATTGCCGTTCCCCTTTTGGGCCAGACTAAAAGAGTTGTCACTCCGTAAGTTGTGAAATTCTCTCACTAGAGGTAATGGGACCGTATATTGTTGTAATGTCATGGGCGAAACCTTACGTTTCCTTACACTTCAAAGTTACTATGAAAATAAATGTAAGTGTAAGCGTGCTACGAAAACAGATTAATAGCCTGAGTATATATAATGAGGGGATTTCGGGCGATTTTATGATAAATGAGATAACGTAAGATAGTATAAGGTTAGGATTGTTTGGGGGTGAAAGGTCGGAAATCGCTATCCAGGGACTTGGCGATATTTTGGGCCACTTGGTAGAATAGCTCGGCTCCTCTAAATCCCTGGTGGTAGGCTTTCCAATAGTTGGCGGAGGTATCGTAGGAGTCGGCTATCCCCTCAAACATGGCGACGGCTCGCTCCCTTGTCTCTCCGAATAGGTGGACTCGCTGGGGGATTGATCGGACCAAGGGGAGGATGGCTCGGAGGTCATCGAACCCACGTTCTTGGGTGGCTACGGCTATGTCGTAGTGGGGGAAGTTTTGGGCCTTAATCCATTGATACATATCTCTCATATCGGAGAGGTCACCCTGGAGGACGAACATAAGAGTAAGTCGGGGGTGGGTCAGAGTACGGAGAAAGGGAAGTAATTCCTTATAGGCCTTCATGGTACGGGCTGGGTCCTGGACGAAGTCGGGGACTACTAAGGTGACCTTCTCGGCCACGGTGTACTTGGCTAGTTTGAGTTGGGCTACCATTCGGTCCATTGGGGTGATTGTGTCAGGTAGCTTGCCGGTAAAGATCGAATAGGCGCAATTGTCGATTATAACCTCGCTGAATTGCTGGGAGATTATGCCTATGGTATTGTTGGTATTGGCGGGCCAGTTGGCTAATTCGCCGTAGGGGGCTACGAGTATTTGGTCCATGTCATCAACCCAATAGTGGTTTATCCATTGGTCGGTACGTTGACCGGTCACGGAGGGGATTAGTTTTACCATAACTCCAATGGGACGGCTTAATATATAAGTAAAGTGTCGGGTGTATACACCCACTATCAAAAAGGGATGTTTTTGTTAACAATGTACCAAAGTGTAGCAGAAATATAACGGGCTATTAGAAGGGGGTTAGAGGGGGAAAAAGGGGCGGTGGGGAGAGAGGAGTCGAGAGGAGAGGGGAGGAGGGGAAAGGGGGGTTAGGGGACTATCATATCAGTAATGAATCTCTCCACCGGGTAAATGCCAGGTGAAATTATCCTTATCAAAGAGGATTAGGTATTGATAATTTAAACTGGTAGTGTCGTCAATCCTTTGACGGGCATAGATGGGCCGAGAGGTATCGCATACATTACAGTAGATACCTACCGACTTGTGGCCGTCGGAGGTCTCGATCATATCCTCTAGAACGAAATCCCAAATATCCGCCGGGCATTCCTGGACTATGCGATGGTAGTAAAGAAATCCTTTAAGCGCCTGGGTCTCTACGAGGTTCTCGAACTCCACGAAATAGTTAAGTTTAACCTTCATGGCCTCTTGGACAATGGGAGAGGACTTAATAGCATTGTAGAGCTTATCGTAGTCAATGGGTCTATTCATTTGAACCGCTCCAAGTAACTAGGTCCCTCTTTCTTAAAGAGTTCTTTGTATTCTATCCACCACTCCCGAATAGGACAAGGGGTCTCGCTTTCCTCCTTACAATTGTCGCAATCTACGGCGTGGACAAATTGCATAGTATTTAATTCCATCTCCACGGCCTCGGTAATGATGGCCTTGAACTTATCCATTCCCTCACTCATAGGAAATCCTCCATGGTTTTTTCAATTTC